TCCGACTTAAACTTATGCAAACATTTCGCAATAAATCAGCATCTATTAGTTTCATGGTCTCCTATACCTCTCATCACAACAAGCACTCGTGTAAGCATACGGTGGTCTAGTGCCTATCTCATGCGCCCTGTTCTCATACTTGTCTCTAACTCTTGCAACCCTTATCGACTTATTACCTTTTGTTATCGTTGTAGCCGTTCGCAAATCAATGGCGGTTGCGACCATTGAGGAGCTGGCGGTTGATGTTGGTTCGATGGTTCTCATTTGCTACCACCTCCGAAAACTATGTCTATATCCTCAGGATATGCGCCCTGATCTCGTGCTTTCAGTTCATCCAAAAACGCGCCGAGCATGTTGTAAGTAAATTCATAAGGATATTTATTATAAACAGCATCGAATGTCCCAACATGATATGCCCCGTTGCTGTCTGTGTAGCCTAATATTTCCGACCAAACAGACTCAGTAAAATGCAGTGCATTATCCTTACTTGCATTTGTCAGCTTGTTGTAATGTTTCCACCATTCAAAACATTCGGCAGATATCTTTTGTACTAGTACGTTGTCTATTGGTTTTAAATTCTTTTCCGTAATAGTCACCGCCTTTTATAAAAATGGGTTTACTTCATCATCCGTAACTTGCATAAATCCATCGTCCGAAGTATTCCAGCCGTATAGTTCATTAACATCATCACCGGCCGCATAGACTCTCTTAGAGTGCTTGTCGTAATGCAGTAATATTCCGTCATAGTCAACATTTCCGAATAATCGTTCCTTGGCTATTACTAGTTTTCTATCTGCGCCTGTGGCACTTTCAAATTTCTCATAATCACCTTTGCCGAGTCTGTCATAACTAAGAACTACTCCGGCAAGGTTAGTAATATCAGATGAGCCGCTTATCTCATCATTAGTATCACCCGAGGAAAATCCGTTAGATTTACGTCTATGCGCGACTAGCAAAACACAAACGTCATAACGTCTTGCCAACAATGCAAGTTTTTTTGTAAACTGTGATTGTTTTTCGTATTTATCATCGGTCTCACGTAATGTGAGGTCTAAAGCTGTCATGAGGTTATCGAGCACAATGACTCTAGCGCCGTTCTGCTTGATAACATCCTCAACGGTCTTTAATAAATCCTCGCGCTCATCTTCCGTAACACTATCTCCGTCATAGATATAGCAGCGCCCTTTGTACCAATTCCCGATTAATTCACGGTTTGATTTAGTAACAAACCAATTTTTCTCTGTCTCTCCGTCTGGCTCATAATTGATAGTGATATTCTTAGGACCTGCAATCTGTGAATCGAGCCATGATCTGGCTTGACCTTTCAAAAGCTCTCCGGAATACATAAAACATATATAGTTTTGTTTAAGTGCTGAGGCTATGAGCTGAGATGCGAATGTAGACTTACCATCACCTCGCTTGCCTCCGATAATATGCACATTGCCAAAAGGCAAACCGCCATGAAGTTTATCATCAAGCTGCTTAATGCCTGTTTTTACTTTTTCAATCTTAAATGGGTCTATATCTTCTACCTCTGACATATCAATAACCATCTTGACCGGAACCGGAACAGCATTATTGATACAAGCTATAATTTGTTTTTTGCCATATTTCCGGAGTATGTCATTTGCATCCTTGCAGTCCTTATAATCCTCAGGCCGCACATACTTAACAGCTCCGGCAAACCGCTTTTTCATTTCATCGAGTAGAGTGATTTCATCGCGCTCATGATCTCCGAATATAATCAACGTGTCGAATCTTCCGAGAAAATCCCAACAGTATCGAACCCATGTAAAGCCGTTCTTTCCTGTCGGAACACTCACGGCATTCTCAAAACCACATTCCGACACAGATAAGCTATCAATCTGTCCCTCCGTCATTATCAATGTTTTGTTATCAAAGTTGCATTGATTCATTCCGAACAATATAGGCTTGCAATCTGCCTCACACCATTCTTTTGAGCCGTTATCGCCTTTTTTGTATGTTGTATTGCGGTATTTAACAAACTGGAGCCGATCATGTTCATCGTAGAATGGGAATATCAATATATTGTCACTGTCCGGCTTTGTAGTTATTCCGTAGCGCTTAGTAGTTTCCTCGGAAATGCCTCGGCTCAGCATGTACTCAATCGCCTTAGGTTTTGACTCAGCTTTGACCTGTGCCAAGCGTTTAAACTGTTTTAAGCCTTTGAAGTACTCATCAACTTCCTCGCCCAGACTAAAATCAAAATCTTTTGACAGTGTTATCATGTTTCCATGTGCTCCGCATGATGCTCTTAAACACTTAAATCTTCCGTCATTAAGATTGATGCTGAATTTATACTTATCTCCGTGATTAGCGCCATGACAGTATGGGCAATCATAAAGCTGTAACTCATCACCCCTTGGCTTACACTTGATGCCTTGCTCATTAGCAAACCTAAACGCATCATCACTCTTGAACCGATATATCGATGCTTTCATTCTTTTGGTGCTCCTCCTTCCACTTTTCCCAAGCTGCCTTTGCTTCTTCTGGTGTCATGCCATCATCCTCTTCCTCTTCCTCAGGTGCTGTTGAAACCGTTGCCGAAGGCAATATATTATCTTCTTTACTTCTTATATGTTCTTTACTTCTTATATCCTGTGTTGATTTAGTGTTAGTTCTGTGTTGTTTTAGTGTTGATTTTGGTGTTAGCTTTGTGTCATTAGCTTGATACTCTATGTACTTAGAAACGTTGATAATCCTATATTTTCCGACCTTTCGGAATGTGATAGAGTTTGTGTTAGCTAAGTGCGCAAAAGCTGTGCGAATTTGTTGTACGGTCAATCCCGTCTCTTTTGCCATGTTGTAGATGCTCTGGATAAACTCTCCGCGCTCTAAAGCTATGCCTTTCCAACTAGTCGGCTTCCAATTTGCCTTAAGTAAGCAATGCAAAAATACGTCTTTTGTTGCCGGTTCTGAATACCATTCCCAGTTAATCAACTTGCGGAATAGTTTTATATATTCATTATCGCTGTATTCCCAAGCCACCTGTGTACCCCCTAGCCAAATTCACCCCGTTCTAGTCTTTCCTTTAAGTCCCTATACAAAATGTCGTTTATTAATCGTCCTGAGGTTTCCTCTTTGCAGAAATAAAGCTGTAGATCATATCGTATTTGCCAAGCTAGTACGGAAGCCTCAAAAGCTTTAGCATTGAACCGGCTCCGATATTTTCCGTTGAGTAAGTTCTCCCAGCTTGCATTTTCTACTAGTAAATAAATCCTTGCCCCGTTCTCTTTTGCCCTTTTAAATTCCCTTTCAAACCTCACCCTGCTATGGGTAAAACATTGAGCCAATTCGTCAAGGTTCATCTTCCGTTCTACCGCGCACAATGGCTGTACTGTGTCGGAAACATCAAGAATATTAGTTCCGTCCGGCAATGTGGCATTGTATGTATAATCTCCATAGCTTAATGTTGCCCTCTCATAAGGTGAGCCGAAACTGTTATATCTTGCTTCGGCTCTCTTACTTGGTTGTTCTCTACGATCAACAAGGATTCTAAACGACTCTAAGACTTTTTCTCTGTCGAATATATCCATAGTTAGTTGTTAAAAGGATTAAACTCTCCGCCGCCCTCAGTTCCGGCATTAACAAAACCATCTGCACTTGGTTTCTTTGTGAGCAGCTTATCTTCCGGAAGCTTGAAAGTCTTTTCTTTAATTGACTTGATAGATACAAGCTGAGCCAAATTTGTAGCCTGTTTAACTTCACCCTTATTATTCTGATACTCACGGATATTGAATAATCCGCCAATCTTCTTACCCTTTAATGTGTTTTCGTCCCAGTTCCAGTGATAACCGGAATTAGACTCCTCAAATGCTTCCATAACGGTCTTAAAGCGTCTCTTAGTCCATCCGTCCTGCTCTGTTCCGTCATCGTTCGGAATTGAAAGTAAATAGTTGCAGTGCCACTTCTTATCTTCGCTCTGCTGATTGTCATAGTCTGTACGGAAAAATCCGAGATATTCACCGTATGAAATATCACAGGCAATCTTCATGTACTGGCCCTTGCTGTTGCTCTCTACCTGTACACCCATGACAACCATTTCATAGCCGCCTTTTGGTAACATCTGAATTTCTCCGTAAGCCTTAGTGTCCTCATAATCATTGAATTTCTTAATCATAAAATTTTGTCCTTCCTTAAATTGAAATTGTATTTTTAAGCGTTATCGCTTATTTGCTTTTCCTCTTCTTTTCCGATCTCGTAATAATCTCGGATAGTATCATCAACAAACTTTAAGTCGTTATCTATTTTCAGTTCGAACATATCCATCGGAGATTTTGCCGGATTGCTACCATCGGAATTGGTTATAAAAAAGTGCTCGCTTCCTTCAACTTGGCAAAGCAAAACGATTGAAAACAAGCCTTCGACTGTCAGCTGATTATCTAGCATTTTGCCAAGTGTCTTGGCTTTAAGCTTTCCGTCATCGGTCAATTCTGTGTGGTGCAAAAAATACACGATGCAATCATCAGGTGTTTTCGTAACTACAAAATCAATGAGATTACGGAAATTCAAAGCCATATTTGTAAACTTGCTATAGCCTGTTTCTTTGGCATGGTCAAAAGACTCAAAAGCCATAAGATATTGGCTATCATCAATCACATATTTTTTAAGCTGTGGATTTGATAGAACTTTATAGATGATCTGATATGTTGCATTATTGACTTTCGGAAGCTTCTTTCTGAATGGAAGCGGTTTTGATGCAACATTGAATATTCCGATTTCTTCCGGTTCAAAGTTCCTCATTGATGTAGATTTGCCGGAACCGGAAGCACCTAAAATTAATACTGGAATGCCCATTTATAACCTCCTAAAAAGTGTTAATTAATCAATCTTTAAATGTGTTCCCCTGTCGCCATAATGTGCGAATGTTAAGGCTTCACCGTTGTCCAATGCTTCACGAATCTTATCTTTATCCGGCGATTGCTTAACCTCAGTTTTTATGAAGTTCTCCGGAACACCCCCGTCAATCTTTAACGGAAGCTTGCCCCCGTTTTTAACGATCTTGAATCGGTGCATATCGGTTTCAATCTCTTTGATTCCGGCATTTTCCATGCACATTTTCAT